TGTTTGGAACAAAGATGGGCGCGAAGTACAACTTCTGAGCTAATCTTTAACAGAGCAACTGCAACCTTCCCTGGTCTCACACAGCAGGGGAGGTTTTTTCTTTGGGATTTTATTGTGCAACGTTTTTTCAATCTGGCCGGTTCCCTTGGGTTCTTGATGTCAGCGGGAATGCTTGTTGGAACTGCGGTGGTTTATAGCCGCATCCCATCAATCACACAGCACTACATGGGTGAGCTTCAAACTGAGCTGACCAAAGTTGTGACTGACATGATTCCTGGTCAGATTGATGATGTAATGCCTGAACTGCCATCAGTTACAGGACCAGCATTACCATTCTGATTAAGTGCCTGATATACCTGAGATTGGGGTAAGGCCGATTGTCGTGCCGACAATTTTTGTAGGTCAGCCAATACCACCACCTGTTTTGCCAGCATCGCCGCCGGTAACATCTAGTCCGTTTCCTCTAATCGATATGCCGGGCTGTGTGCGTGCCCGTATCTCGTCAGGCAGTGGTGTTGAGTCCTTTGAAGAGGATCCGAACGGTGTTGTAACCCTGTGCCAAGGGGCTGTTCCTGTTTTTGAAGCAGCTGATTACAGACCAAACCAAGCGCAACAGCTAAAGCCTCCTACGCAGTTTGACCCGTTGGTCAACAAAAAAAGGCCGGAGCCAACAACTCCGACCCAAGACTCTCCCCTTAAACAACCGGCTTTGAATACCGGCAATTTAACGCTGCCACAAATTCCACCTTGTCCGCCATATGGTGCGAAAGAAATCGGATCGCTTAATAAATTAGGAACAGAAGTTCTTACCGGTTATGAGTTAGAGGATGGCAAGTGTATAAAGATCTGGGATCCCGTGCCTGTCAGCCAAGTATTTAACAACTATCTGCCTGACGCTGGTCCGACTGTATCAATTGCATTGACAGCTGCATTTGCCACAACTGCGGCAATCTTTGCCAAGCCAATCGCATCAATTTTGCAAAAGCTTGTTAAGCCTTTGACTAAGAAGGTAGTAAAAAAGATTAATCAGAAGCTTGGCCGTAAGGAGAAACTGGAATCCTTACAGGAGCGGCGGGTCGTTCAGCGTCACCGGAATCAAGCCATTCGCGATCTGAGACGGGCTTTGGGTAAATGATCTCGTGTGTGTGTCCTTGAACAGGTGCAGGCCGGATAACGACATCCGCACAAATTGCATAAAATGGAGATTTTTTAGAAAAGCCGTAGTTGTTTTTAATTGCCTCAGAGCAAGCCTTAAGCCTGCCCATTTCGTAGTTAAGCCTCTTGTCAGCCAAAGCCTGTTCATACAGGGCAACCTGCTTACTAGCTGCTTCTTTGCACAAATTAATTGATTCGCCAAGAGGAATTGACAGCGTTGCTGTTATTCCAAGGTTTTGGCTGTAGTTCTGCCTATATCCAGTTCTTTGCGGCTTATAATATAAAATTTCCCCAGGACTATCTGGTATCCCATTGGGCCCTTCAACGCCAGTAGCAGGATCAATTAGCCCATAATTGTCGCTATTATTATATACTGGTTCTTGATAGTATTCGTTATTGGGGTCACCATATGTATGCACTCCAGAGATAAATGGAGAAATATTTAGCGTTGGAGAATCACACTGAATCGCGCCTCCAAAGCTGTGCCGCATATACTGCCCAGGGTTCACCTGCACCGCACTATTTATCACTGAGCCTGATGAATTACTGACTGGAGATGCAGTTGCACTTATCTGACTTAGCGCAGGCGTGCCATAGAAAAAGACTGCAAAAAGAGCTGCTGCTGCTGCTGATTTCATTGCGTGAATGTGCTGGTTGAGTCAATCACAGTTTCAGTAATCGTCTCTCTGTCGATACTTACCCTCTCAATAAGGCCAGGTTGATTCAGGGTCTCTGCAAACTGAAAAGCGTTGCCTGGGACTGTCTGCCGCCATTGCGTGCGGTCTGAAAGCGTAAGCACGTTACCGCTGACAGGTGGGCTAACGATGCCGGACGCAGGCTCAACGCCAGTGCCGCTAACTGTGTATTCAAAGCCGCTTCTGTAGGACTCAGAAACAATGTTTTCTCGCACTACTGTTTTGGACTCAGTATGAGACGTAACTAAACCCGAAGCGAAGTTAGGGATCACGGGAACCGCTGCTGCTGGGGATGCCAACAACAGCAAAAAAATTAGCCGCTTCACCGGATAGTCAGCTCACTGATGACCTGGCCGATTGCGGCTGTGCCTGCCGCCCCTGGGGTCAAAGTAATCGCCCCGCTAGTCAATATGGTCCCGGCTAGACCTGTGCTGGTTCCCGGGGCAGTGCTTGTGATGTCTCCAAAGGCGGGCACGGCTCCAGTCGTTGGAGCTGTTGTGCTTATGGTGTCGCCAGCGGTATAAGAGGTCGCGAAAGAAAATGCGTTGCCGCTTGTTACTTGCGTTGCGTCCGATAAGGTCAATGCGTTAACGCCGTGAGTGGCCGCCCCCAATCCACCTACGGCGTTGTTGGTAGTGCTGCCGCCTGAGGTGACAGAGGTAGCAACGCCAGACCCTGAGACGGAATAACTGTTGCCAACGCGGATTGCGCGAGTTGAAGCCGCGTTCACATCTAGCTGAATGCTGCTACTAAGTCGGTGTGTGAGGTCCGCTCTAGCAGGCAAAGCAGACGCCAATGTGATGCCCAATACCAAAAGTGTGCGGATCATTTGATGCCTGCGGACGACTTGTTGTTATCAACAATAACGCCGTTTTCCTCTTTCTTTTTCTTGCCGAGTTTGCCGAGTGCTGGCGAATAAGAAGCCGCCGTACCCGTGAGCAAAGAGGCTGGAAACGTGGGATCTACACTTTGCGAAAAGATGCCGAGATAGTTTGCCGTCAAAATCCCCATTGACCACAAAAGGATGGTTACGCGAACAATATCGCCCAGCCAAGAATGCCCCTGGTCCTCTTGTTCTTCCGACTTGGTTTGCGGTGTTTCTGCCATGGCTTAACAGAGCTACTCTCTAAGGGTAACGATCAGGCCTAACCCATGCTGCTACTGATCCGCCCAATTCTGTTTCGGTTCTTGCAATCGGAGGGAGTCAAAAAACTGGTGGTCGATCTTTTGACCGAGTACGCCAAATCGACCGAATCACAAATAGACGATCAAGTCGTTTCCTATGTGGTCAAGTTCATGTACCCGGAAAAAAGAATTGAAAAATAAAAATGGCCGTTGGCGAAACCGTTTACGACCAGCCATTATCGGGCCGTCTGTAGGTTTTCTGAGCGTGCTCAGTTTGCTGCCCTTCTTTCAACATTTCAGGGATGACTCGCCCTACCACCTGGCTGGCGTTGCGGCCCTACAAGATGCCATGCCTGCTGAGCTTTTACAGGAAGACAGCCAGTGGTTCGAGGCGTGGCGGGCTGCTGGGATGGACGAAGAGGTCTATGTCCCTTACTTCAAGCAAACCGACAATGGCCCCGATGGGTGGCGTGATTGTTTCGCCTCTTCCGCCGCCATGCTCGCAGCCAGCGCCAATCTGGTCTCTAGCGATAACGAGTACATCTTCCACCTATCCCGCTTTGGGGACACGACCAGCGTTAATGCACAGCTCCAAACGCTCAGGTTTTTGGGCATGGATGTGGAGTTCACTCAGAGTGGCAATCCACAGATGATTGAGGAGGCCATATCCCGTGGAAATGGTGTTCTCGTTGGTTGGTACAACAAGGGCGACCTAACCAAAGGCGAACCGCCAATGTGCGGGGGGGCTGCCTGCGGTCATTGGTCGCTGATTACGGGTGTGCAAGGGAAACACAGCCCGGTTGGCGATCAGTATTACGTCATGCACGACCCCATGGGCTTTCCGCTCATGCAGAAAGGCGGCCATGATTTTTCACGGTCGGGTAAATCTGTTCGCATCCGTCAGTCGGAGTTTAACTACAGGTGGCTAATTGAAGGGCCAAATTCAGGTTGGATGATCACTGTTTCCGGCGCTTAACGCCTAAGCGGTCAGCTTTAATTTCCGCCAACAGCTTGGTGTAGTGATCCTGGCCCGCCATAAAGGGCGAGAAAAACTCGCCCTCTAAGATCAGCCCCATTTTGTCCAGCTCTCGAAAGGCTTGGAGTTCAGGGCCTGCCATCAGAACGGAATGTCTGTGGCTGGGGCCTTGTGTGCCGGTGGGTTGATGGTGCCGTACCAACCTTCATCGTCTTCCTTGCCGGACTTCGCATTAAACCCAGCAGAAATGGCGGTGACAGTTTTCACCTCTCTAGCTTCAAAATCCCAAACTTGAATCTCTCTGTGTTTGGCGGGATCATCCGCAAGATTCATCAAGTGTTGGCAGAAAGCTGGGATTGATTCCACAGGGATTTTTAGCTGCAGCCTTTTGCCGCCTGGGTTGTATTGATGGTCGGCGTCGTTCTGGTAAATGTTCCATTTGCCAGGGGTCGGTAATGCGGGGTTGAAATCAGCCATTGAGTTTGTCGGGGGTAATGGAGTTGGCCAGCTCAAAAGCCAGCACGTCGTGAAGCTTGTATCTGATGCGTGGAGCGCGGGGGCCAAAGACCTGCCGCACTTCGTAGAAAGCGGGCCCAGTGCCTGCCTGTCGGTAACGGCGCAGGGTGTTGGGGTGTTTGCCCCA